TTCTCCAGCCTCCAGGGGCTACATACACGGTTTGACCGCCCACAGTAAACTCCTTCGGTTCGTTGTCGGGGTTTATCCATATTTCCACGAACTTGATATTTTCATTAAAGGTGAGAGTTTCGTCTCCCCCGTCCTTAGAAAGCTTGCTTTCTTTAAGTTTCTGTCCCTGGAGACGGGTTTCCAGTTTGTTCAGTAATATCTCATTCCTAGTCGGTCTCATTTAGCCACCTCCAAAGCCTTCTCTTTGCCTTGCACCTTCTGTCCGTTCACCTCATACCAGCCGCCGCCGAGATGCTTAATAGGTGAGGGCATTGCAGCGTTATTGTCCATTTGCCTGCTGGCGGTTTCCATTTTCCGCTTTTGTAGTTTTTTTGCTATACGTCGCATGTTATCACCTCGAAAGAAAAGGGGTGGAATTAACCACCCCTTGTTATTATGTCGAGTACTCATCAAGCGTTACAAACGGGCTGTATTCCTCGCCGTCCTCGCCATAGAGGGGCTTCTTCAGCCACGGCTTGCCATCCACCAGTTTGAAAGCCTTTATTATGGTGCGGTTCTTTTTGAACTGCACGTGCTCAGAGGCGGCTATTGCCAAGCCAAAACCATCCTTAATAAGGTAGTAGGAGAAGTCGCAAAGCATAATGTCGCCTTCGTCGCCAAGGCCCGGGCTGCGCTGGTTCAAGTAAACCGGCAATCCAAGCAAGTTGCCGGGAGAGCCTTCACGGGCGTTAGGCATCCAGATAAGCTGGTCTGCTTCATCTTTCAGTCTCATTAGCTTAGGTAGTAATGACTGGCTGATTACCCATACCAAGTCGCCACCAAAGTGCACCTTGGCAAACATGTTAACCAAGTCTTCATAGGTTACATTGTCATCCTCAACGCGGGCAACTGATTTGCGAGCATCAGACTCAAGAATCCCCTGCGGCTTGCCGCTACCGGTTCCGCGCAGGAATTCTTTATCTTCTCCAGCTATGATAGCCCTGCGGAGAGTATCCCTGATAAGGGTTTCCAGTTGCGCACTGTTGCGCAATGCCTGGTCTGTTACCTCTATAAACGCGGCAACCTCTTTCGGGGTCAAAGTTACACTGTAGAAGGACATGTCGGTTTTGTGCTTTTCTTCTCCCTCTGAGATCCAGTCAACCTCTACACCACCATACATATTCTCGTCATCGGTCTGGTCGAGCACGGGCATTTGCATAGAGCTATCAGGGTGCTGGCCGTCAGGCGGAAACACCGTTGCACGCGGGCGCACAATAGCTTCCTGCGGAGACACCTGCATCAAATCTGTAGAGTATTGCGGCGGTATGAGCAACCCTGCGCTTGTGCCCTCTCCCGGTGTGCCCATCTCAATTTCTCCGGCTTCGGTGCGGACTTCCCTTAGTCGGGGGTCGCCGGGGTTGGTAAGTGCAACCTGTGCCCACTCCCCCAAAGAACGAAATCCGGAGTTCTCGATTTGCTCATCAACCGAATTGCCTCCGCCACGCATCTCCAGTTCCTGTAGCTTCTGCTGCTCCTCGATAGTTTGGTCGAGCCCTTCGACTTCCTGCTTGCGCTGGTCGTAGGTTTTCCTTTCTTCTTCAGTCATGGGGCGAACCTCAGTCTGCGCACGCTCTAATACGCTCTTGGCTTCTTCAAGCCGTTCATTTCTTTTCCGCTTCAGCTGTTCGATATCAACAAATTCTTTGCTCACTTTAATTCACTCCTTAAGATATTTTTAGTTGCAGTAGTTCAAGCTCGCGCTCCATTAGCTCCAGTTCAACCAAAGCCTCGCTCTGAGTATCCTCCTGGCCTGTTTCCAGTCCAGATGAATCCTCGTCACAAGTCTCCGGATGACCTGTAAGAGAGCGGAGTTTCTCCACTGCATCATCTATTACAGCGCGGTCATCTTCTGTGTTGTGACCGCGTTGTAAGCGTTCTACTGTTTCATTTAGTTGTTCAAAATTAATACCGGCTTGCTCTAATGCCCTCGCGCTGACCGTGCTGGACTTGTATGCCGGATAGGTAACAGGCGACACATCGCCAAGCTCGGCTATGTTCTTTACCGTCCGCAAGGCTAAGCCATCGCTTTCCTCAGATATTTCCAAGCCATCATCAGCCACCCTAAAGGCAAAACTTGACTGGTCAACATCGCCACGCTGGATAAGTTTGTAAAGGTCGCGCGCGGTTTGAGTGTCGTTCAACTCGGCTTCGTATTTTAAACCGACTGTATTCTCATCAAGTTTCAGCGTGCCGTTTTTGGTACGTGCCATTACTGTGCTCGGGTCGTGGTTAAAAAGCAGTTTAACATCCAAGTCATCCCGGTTTAGAGCTCCCCTAAAGGCTCCGGGGCGAATAATCTCACGGAATCCTCCCAAGTCCTCACTCTTGCGGTTGAACTTAGCAGCGTAACCGCTTATGCGCATGGAGCCATCTTCTTCTTGCCTTTGCTCGACTTCCATTTCCTCAACTGGTAAATATCTCTTTTCAAATTCTGACATTTTAAATCCCTCCATAAAAATACCGGTTCTTATGCCGGCGAAATTTCACAAACACAACCTTGGTGGAGTGGCGGGTGTGTTGTTGGCCTGTTAAGCCTTATCGGTTTTCTATCTTCTGAATCCAGCTTGCCATCTTCTGGCAGGAATAGCTGGTCAACCCCCACGACCTTGCCGTCCATTTCTTCGCACAGAGGGCAGGTTTCCGCACCAATAGCAACCCACCTCAACTGCATCACCCCGGCGCCTGCAAAGACAGTCTTTGCAACTGCACGGGCGCATTGCACTCTTTCGTTCATTGCAATTTTTCCAGCGCGGGTTTCTTCCCACTCTTTACACCGCTGCTCTATCATCTCGTGTGGATCTTTTGCCTCATTTCTCGCCTGCCTTATTAGCGCTTTTAGCTGTCCTTTCGAGCTATCGCTGTGGCGCGCTGCAAATGCCTCATTGTATTCATCCACAAAGCTCCTAACCGCATCGTCAACATCTTCCGCATCGACTTCCTCGGCTGCTTCTTTTGCTATTGCCAACCCTAAACTTTCAAGCGCTGGTTTCATCTCTTCCTTGATGGTTTCCGGGAAATTATTATAGAAACTTTCCAGCCAATCCTCAAAACTGGCCCGGCTCCGATTGTTCAAGTGCTCGTCTGCCTTCTTCCTTATCTGCTTGACTTCACGCTGGACTAATTTTTCTGCTTTTTCTGTTATAATAGGAGCGAAACTGTCGGCAATTTGTGACCGTTTCTGTGCCGATTCTGGCCGTCTGAACCTCTTTTCCATGCCAGTTTGTGCCTGGTTTTCCTCTTGTTCCGGCTGCTCTTCTTCTTGGCCTTGCAGTTCTTCGCCCATCCCAGCCATAGCCACCGCGGCATCAACTGTTTGCAGGTTGGCCGCGATGAAATGGTTGTCGCCATCTTCAACCGGGTTCATGTCTTCAAGCTCGCGGATGTCGTTGATTGAGTAAATGCCATTTTGCAACATAGTCTGATAGAAGTTGGCGCGGCTCTCACTATCACCGCGTAGCAACCCCTCCACTTTAAACTTGGTATAATATCCGGGCTTGTCCTTTAGTAGCTTCCGATTAAACTCCTGCTCAAAGTTCGCTAAATAAGGGCGCAGTGTGTGCATCACAAAGCCCAGGTTGAGCTGTTCAATTCCGGTTCCCCAAGTCGTGGACTTCTCATGTTCCTGTATCATGTGCAGGGGCACATTGAACATCCGAGCAATTTCTATAACCTGGAATTTTCTGCTTTCTAAAAATTGAGCGTCTTTGAGCGGCATTCCGATCTCTTTTAACTCCATCCCCTCTTCTAAAAACATTAGCCGGTGGGACTTGCCCAGGCCTTCGTGTTTCTCTCGCAAGTCTTTTTTGAGTCGGTCGTATGCCTCATCTGTTAGCTTGCCGGGATGCTGCACCACGCCGCCAACNTGCGTTCCCTGCCCGAAAAACCTTGCTCCAAACTCCTGTGCTGCCAGACCCATCCCGATAGCCTCTCGCGCTGCGCCTATCGGCGATATGCCTTTTACNCCGGATGTGGTGGTTCCTAAGACGTGCAACATCTTGTAAGGTGGCATAGCCTTCCAGCGGGGTTCACGGTTGTGCCCGGGTCGTATGTCTTGCAAGTTGACTTCGTAATATAGCCTGCCGTCTGGCAACCTATTAACCTTAACTCTACCTGGAGGTATCGGCCATAACGCCTTCACACCGCCACGACCGTCAAACTCTATCTCGCAGTAGCAGTTGCCCCAGAGTGCCAGGTGCGTCATAAGCGCCGACCGCCAGGAGTATGATGTCATTTCTGGGTTAGGCTCATCATGTAGTAGCTTGTATGCTTTGCTATTGCTTGCTATCTCTCGGCTCCTGCCATTTTGGATATACACATGCAACGGTAAACTGGCTACCGAGCGAGACAAAACATTCACACACGAAAAAACCGCACTAAATGTTAGAGCGGTGTTCTCGTTTACGTTTACCCCGGCGTGGCTTGACATTCCTCCGGAGAGCATTCTCGCTATTGACTCATAATCGGTGTTTTGTGTTCGCTTGCTCCGGGTGAAAAACTGCTTTACCTTTTCCCATGCTTCCATGCACTCACTCCTATAAGACGCGGACTCCGCGACTTTCATATACCGAGGTGTTATCCTCGTATCGCATTGCCCTGTCCATCGCGTTTATCGTTGCCACCAAGCCGTCAATCCTCTCGGTGTTCTTCTTTTTTACTGGCCGGATGTTCTCGTTTTCATCTTGCTTGACTTCCACGTTATTAACATTCCATCTAAGTATCGGGT